TTTTGGCTCGTTTCCTCATAGCGTCTGGCTGCCGATACGGAGAAGCGACAGAACTCAGAGTAAAAGACTTTAACTTTCAATCAAGAGAGGTCTATGTAAGGCGAACTGTCAGCGATGTGGGGTACAAAAATCATTCCGAGGTGCAAAGATTCCTAGTAGTACCAGCCACTAAAAACGGTAGCAAGAGGACAGTAGTGTTGTCTGAGAAGCTCGTAGCAGAGATAAAGACCTTTGTAAAGGCAAAAGCCCTATCAAAAGAAGAATTAGTCTTCTCAAAGCAGTTAGTTGAGAAGGCTAGTAAAATAGGAAGCCCTACGACAAGCGTAGGGAAGCCTTACACCGTTGGAAGCAGAACATTCCAACACGCAACAGCGTATTCGTACAATGTGGGCGGTTGTCGGTGTGAAGCCTGTAAGCAAGCGGTAAAGGAATACCGTAGTCACTATAGAAAGGACAAGGGAAAGGGCAAAGTAGAAAGCCTTAGCAAAAGGGAAAGCCTTAGCGAAAGCCATAGCAGAAGCGATAGCGAAAGCCATAGCAGAAGCCTTAGCAGAAGCAATAGCAAAAGCCTTAGCGAAAGCCATCTACCTCGTGGCAAATGGCGAGCCATTTGGAACGAAGCCATCAACAAGTCAGGGATTGGTTGGTATCCGACCACTCACGACCTTCGGCACGCTAACGCTACTCAGTTGTTAAAGAACGGGGTAGATGTGCACGAGGTCAAAGAGCGGTTAGGTCATCAGTCAATCGTAACGACGGAGAGGTATCTGCACCGTATTCGTCACCAGCAGTCAAAGGCAGCCGAGGTTGTTAATGACTATTTGGAGTGATTATGAAACTAACAACAAGAGGAAAGATAGTCTTCGGAGCGTTCTTTACAGGACTGTTTGTAGTGCTTAACGGCGTTGTGGGTCTCCCACAAGCCTGTAGCCCTACACAAGCCGAAGCACTAGCAGTAGAAAAGAAAGTGCAAGTTCGTGCTCTAGCCCAGTACGCTAATGCCGATGACCTTACCGACCACCAGTTGGTAGGATTGTTAAAGGCAGTAGGCTTTAAAGGTCAAGACCTTAAAGAAGCGTGGGCTATAGCGCAGAAAGAATCACGCGGTAATCCCCTCTCTCATAACGGTAATCGTAGTACAGGAGACAACTCCTACGGGCTATTCCAAGTAAATATGCTTGGTTCATTGGGAGATGCAAGACGGGATAAGTTCAATTTGGCTTCTAATGCTGAACTGTTCAACCCTGTGGTAAATGCCCAAATCGCTTTTCATATGAGCGATGGGGGTAGAGATTGGAGTGCGTGGAAGGGAACGAATACAAAGGTAGTCAAATACTGGATGTCCAAGTTCCCCGAGGTGCAATAGTCAAAGCCATAGCAAAAGCAGCAGGTGCATAAAGAAACCCCCTAGCCATAATGGTTAGGGGGTTTCTTCTTTAGCAATTACAGATTGTCTTTAATCAACTTTACTTCGCAAGCATCGGTTGTGCAATAAGCCTCACCAATAGCGTCGGAAGCCATACCAGCATATACGCCTGAAAGGTCAATCGGGAACAACTTCATTGTTGCGTCCTCATACTCTTGCTCAGTTATCTGTGTGTAAGGCATCTGTGGATAGACCATGTTACCCATTGGTAGGAAACTAATCGTCTTTAGGTCACCATCGTGCATATGCAAAGCCGGGGCAATAGAACTTGCTTCCTTCTCAGCGTCAAAAGTTACGGTTACAGACACGGAATTGTCTGACCAGTACTTCTGAGCTGTAGCTGCAAGAGCAACCTTTTCGTAAATTGAAACTTCTTTTTCGGCTCTCTTTGCTTCTGTCTTTACCGGAAAGAAGACAACACTCGTTGTATCTGGCGATTCAGAAGCAGGTTCTACCGTGTAGTTTGCCATCTTAAACAACGGAAGCATAGGGTCGTTGTTTGAAAAACGGATTGCTCTGTTAAAGAACTTACCACCAGAAGCCCAATGCACGCCAGGGGATTCACCAGCAAGGATAGAGACAGTTCCAGATGGCTTAACAGTTGTCATCTTGATTGACTCACGGATACCAAGCCATTCGGAGTAGTTGGTGTCGTGGTTCTTGATGGATGCGTAGCCTTCTTTCATCCAAGTACGAAGTTCAGACCAACCTCGGTTATCTGCAAAGTTAGCCACACCTGATACAGATGTACCGATACGACGATTGCGTTGCATAATTGCGTTAGTCTCTTGCCAGTGAGTTGGGATGAGAGTTACAGTCTTGGCATACAAGTAAGCAAACTTCAATGTTCTTTTGAAGTCTTCTAAAGAATCATGCCGATTGAGGTAAGTCTCAACCAAAGTACAGCACTCATAAGACTCAAGAGATTGTTCAGCACACGGGTTGTAACCTGCTACACGCCAGTCCTTGTTGTTCTCAGGGTCGCAAAGACGACCATACTTGCGAGTAACATCCATCCAGATAACTCCGGGCTCACCGTTACGGATGATGCCATCAATGATTGCGGAGAAGTCTTGACCAACGGATACTTCTACAGAGTTGTTAGACATCCACCCATAAGCCATACGGTCAGGGTTCTTGTCATAGTTCTTTAGGTCTAAGAAGTTCTGGTCATCAATGCGTCCCATAAGAAGTTCAGCACTACGGCGCACATTGCCAGAGACCACACAGACACCAATCATATTTCCAATGTCAGCCAAATCTCTGCGAGTTAGTTTCTCTCCAGCTCTACCGGTAAACATAGAGACGATATGGTCGTGTAACTTCTTTAGGGGTTCGTGTCCTGCGGCTGTTCCACCAAAGGTTTTGATTGGAACACCTGCTGGGCGGATTTCTTTGTAGTCAAATAGTGGAGCCTTCGTATCTGGCTTGAGGTAAGCATTGAGGAGGCACGCTGTGGATTCAACCCAGCCTTCTCGGGTATCTGGGATGATGTACTCATAGGTTTCTTTTGGTTCATAGATGTTGAAGTCCTTGTCTGCTCCCTTGTCATCAAAGCCCACGCCCACTCCGAGCATTGAGGCTTCCATAAGGAAAGCGAATGGTTTTGCTGGGTCTGTCTTAGTCATTGAGCCTGTAGATACAAAGGCACAGTTCTGTAAGGCAGCAGAGTTTCGTTGTTCATTAACTAGCGGTGTTCCCATAACCCAAAGCCCACGTCCGGGTGGAGTCCACTTCAAGTTAAAAAGACGGTCAAAGGCTTCTTTAGCCGAGGCTGCTGCTTTAGCATCCGACCAAGGTAAGCGGTTAATCTTGGCGTGGTCTTTTTGTAGAGAGTACATACCGTTGATGACTCTCTGACACACCTCTACCCAAGTCTCCTTAGTACCATCTGCCTTTAGGCGTGAATAGGTACGAAGAAAAGTAATCTCTCCAACTGAGTTCCCTGCAGCATCCCTATAGCCAAAAGGTGGCTTCTTATCCTTGTAAGCGGAGACAAACTCATTGGTTAATTCAAAAGAAAACAAACCCATTTTTTACTACCATTTCTACTAAAGTGTAAATACCCCTCAACAGGGAGACCTATTGTGACGTAGCGAAACCTACCACGCACTTGCTAACTTGGTTTACTGCTTCTTAGCAAAATACAGGGTGAACCTTGTTTCGTTCACCACATATTGCTGTTATCAGATATCAGTCTTCTATAGAAGATTGGATAATCTTTGTGACTGTATCTTCTTTAAGGGCTTCAGGTAACTCCCTTAGAGCTTGAGCTTTGTCACCGAAGATAGCCGAAAGAACTCCGCCTGAAGATTGACGGCTGGCTGTAATCTGTACAAACTCTTTGTCCGATGCCATATCGTTAACTTCTTTAACCATCTTAATCAGGCGGTCAACTTCTTGAGAGACGTTAGGGTCTGCGTATCCACCGTTCATTTCTTCAGCAAAACGCATAAAAGCCACTCTTTGACCCTGCATTTCAATCATTGAAGTCATCAAAGCCTTTAACTGTTCTTTAGTCTTAACCTCAATTGGAAGATTGAAAGCACAGGTGTTAGAGGGTTTAAAGGCTGGGCAGTTTGCGGCAACAAAGCATGTGTCGCATTGTCTTAAAGAAGACTGCTGAGTTTGAACTACAGGGATGTCCATCAAAATGTCTTTGCCGTTGTCATCTGTTTCCACAACGGTCTTCATTTTGTACCCAAATACAGGCAAGTTTTGAACCTCTGAAGGGTCTCGTTCTACCAAATCTTTCCGCACTTCAGGGGCACTGTTATCAGAAGAGTACCCCCCTAGTTCCATACCTAACCCGGTATACAGGGTGTCGTTGTTATCAGATACTAAGGGTTCTTTACCCCCATCAATGATGTGGAAGTTAGGTGATTTCTTGTCCATAGACGACTCCAACTGTAGGTATGACCAGACCGCAACTCTAGTTGCTTCTAGGGTATTATCTTGGCTAAACCCTAAATAGTCTAGCCCTGCTTTCTCAATGATGTTCTTGTAACGGGGCCTTGCTTGGGCTTTCATCTTCTTTGGGTACCGTTTAATTTGAGTACCATCCCACACGATAGTTTCACCTCGGCGCATAGGGGAAAGCCACGACAATGTGCTGGCAGTGCTGAATGGTACCTGTCGTATGTTGTCTGGCTTGGCGCAAGCAAGGGCGTGGTAGGCAGTCCCAAACTGGCGCTGATACCCTCTTGTAAGGGCTGCTAGGCTGGTTACAGACTCAATCTCGTCGTTAGGTATGACCACGTTCTTGTAGGTCTGAGACATAGACTTGAGGGAAGGTAGCCCGTACTCTTCGTGCCAAACTACCCAGAACTTTGGGTCGTGCTCGTAAAAAGGTCTTTGGGCTTCTACCCAATCTTTGCCTAATACCAGGGAATCAAACTCCATATAGGCTTCAGCTCGTTCGCTGTTATCAACCAGGAACTCTTGGTAATCGGCTGCTAAAGAAGTTAATTCTTCTTTTGATAGCCCTGCTTTATCAGCTTGAGCTGCTCCGGACTCAATGAACACTTTTGTAGCTGCGTCGTAATGCTCACTGATTAACCATCTTTTGGTAGTAGGCAAACCTCTTTTGCGCAGAGTCCAATAGTTGAGTCCCATTGACTCAACCTTTTGACCAAAAAGAAGGTTGCGGTTTGACCCAACTTCAGCTCCGCTAAAGATGATACGCACTAGTCAGACCAGAGTTCTGCTTCTTTTGGTTTCTGTGCTTGTTCTGAGCGGGCTATGTTTACCCGGTTTATTGAGGCTTCAATGTCTGACCAACGTCGTACCTTCTTTGGGGCGTCTGGTCGGTTCTCAACAGCAGCAAACCCGGGATGGCTAAAGAGGACTGCGGGTATGTGCTGTTCTTCAAAGACCCATGCACACATTGTTGGGTCAGAGTCTACATACATCTCAATAGGGGCCCTTGAACGAGACATAACAAACTGTCTCTTCTTTAAGTCCTCACCTTCCAATGCAAAAGAAGAATCAATTAAATCGTCATAGTTTATAATGCCGTGCGATTGCAACCAATGTTTAGCGTCTGCTTCTCCACGAGAAGTCATAATGGCTACACGATTGTTAATGTTTAGGGCGTAGTAAAGCGCCACTCCTGCACGGATTGGTTCCCCAGATTCCGAACTTAGTACGCCGTCTAGTGATACGAGTATGTTCATTTATCCCTTTGCTCGGTACGTTGCCGCTCTTCTAATTAGGGTCTGAGTATCTGGCAGTTCCACGCCATAGGTTTCGTCAGCTTGTTGCGCTTTGTATGCTGACCAGTACTCAGACATCTTCTTTAGGGCAGGAACTGTTCCATACTTCTTTCCGGCCTGCCATCGGTAGTTATAAAAATCAGAATAGCCTTCGCCTTCAGGACGAAAAGCAAACTTGCGGGCTCCGTGAATGTCTTCATACATTGCTGAACCTTGAATCATTGCTGCGTGTAGTTTTGTTTCTGCATTGCGGCGTGCTGCATCGTTCTTAGCGCCCTGTACCTCCGTGAGAGCACTGGTGTATCTTGTAACCACATCCATTGCTCGTGATAAATCACGTTTTGCAAATTCATCCCACACACGGTTTTCAGGTGCGGTGGACTGTGCAGGGTGAACTGTCCACTCATTGTGAGTTAAGTCGTAGGCTGCATAAGGGTTAATAGAGCGGATATCTGTAGCACCGGGATTAACGTAGAACGTAACTTCAAACCCATTCCAGTTCTCTGTTTCAGGCTGTAAATGCTTGCGGAAATCTTCGTTTAACATACGGCTAATCTCTACATCGCCAAGACCATTGAACTCTGGGTGTGCTTTGCGGAACTGGATATAGTTAACGCCTATAAGAACGTCTAAATCACCGGGCTCACGTGCTGCTGACCATTGGTAGGACACTCCAGAACCAGCAATCCAAACGTGCGCCCATACATCTGGGTGACGATATTGTTCATTTAAAAACCCAAACAACAACTGTAAAATACCGTTGCGTACCCAACCCTTTAAAGTAGTTCCATCAAATAACTTTGGGTCTAACTCTTTTTCTGGAGCAGAAAAATAGGAAGTAACTCCACCCTGCACGTGTATAGGGTTAGAGTTACTACCTAAGTGTCTGAACATAACCCTAGTTTACGGGCGGTACGATGCCTCTATCGCTTAAAGCGTCAATTATCTTTGCTTTATTTTCAGTAGCAGCGTCTGTAGGCTGTAAAGCAGAAATAACTGTTTTAGCAACTCTGTCAGCCATAATTTGGTTTTCAATTTCTGCAGAGATTTCTTTGCAGGCACGGTAAATGTCAAAGGTGGTTGCTGTTCGTTCTACGAACTCTCCAGCCTCTGCTGGTTGGGTAAAGAAACTACCGTCAGGGTTTAGTACAACAGTAAATGCTGATTGTGGCTTGATGTCTTCGCTCATTAATTCATTCCTAACAGTTTTTGTTTACGT